AATAATTAAGGCCATAAGAATAGAAGACAAACAAATTATGTTTTTAACTCAAGAAGATAAAAGATATTTAAAGAGTTTAGAAAATTTTACAAAAAAACTTTTTAAAGAATACAAGGAAGGGGAATAAATGAAAGAATATAAATTAAGTATAACATTAGGGGACAAAGCATACGTTTGTGAAAATAACGCGAACGATGAAGATGTGGTTATAGCTGAATTTGATAGTCACGATGAGGCCGAAAAATATATTTATCAAAATTATCAAAAAATAAGAGATGGAAGTAATTATAATTACTACACCAAAAAACAAGCTAAGAAAAAATTTAAAGTGTATTCAGAAGATTTGGGGTACGAAGAGATTATCGAGGCTGATGATGAGGAAGAGGCTATTACTTATGGTTATATAGAAATAAAAACAAATATTCATGATTACATTGATATAAATGTGGATGAAGTAGAAAGCGAGGACAAATGAAAAATATACTAGTAGCGTTTGAGTGTACTGTTGGTGAATACCAACATATTGATTATAAACTTTTTAATAAGAAAAAAAGTGAATGGGGATACTGCAAAGAATTTTGGGGTATTAATAAAAAAGATAGCAATTGTTTAAGTGATAATACATTTTGGGACGATCACATGGAACGTTCTATTTCAGTTTATTCTGAAACAGAAATAAATAACGAACAAACAAAAACCTTAAAAGATTTGGGGGTAATATACTAATGAGCAAAAAGATACAAAAAGATTTAAAAGACGATTTTATATGGGCATCTGGTCATTATCTTTGTACACACTTACCAGAAAATTTTGATGTGTGGTCAGATACCAAGCTAGATAATTTTTTAGAGGCAAACGCGTGGGAGCCTTTGGAACATTGGCCTGCTGAGGATATCTGGGAACAGATTCAAGACTTAGCATTAAGTGTTAACGAATACAAAAAACCATAAGAGGTAAATATGAAAATAAAGGTCACAAAACAAGATATACAATCGGGAGAGGCGGGTAATAGTCAAGAGTGTGCAATTTCTTTAGCATTACAAAGACACTTTAAAACAAATAATACTTATGTGGATGGTGGTTTTGATCGAGACGAACCAATTTTAAAAGTGGATGATAAAGAGTTAAGAGTAAGTAAAAAAGATATTTATAAAGTAGGTAGGTTCATAGATTTATTTGATGATTATGTTTTTGATGAAGATGTTGTAATAGATAAAGATTGTATACCCCAACCTTTTGAATTTGAAGTTGACTAACATGGAGTAAAAAATGAAAATAGAAGTTAAACAAAAGCATATAGACATGGCGCCCAAGCTATTCAGTAAAGGTGTAAATGCAAAAGAGTGTTGTCCAATCTCATGCGCAATACAAGAGAAGTTTCCCGACAAGCTAGTATCGGTTGGTTGGTGTGATGAAGTTGATAGTAATAAAATGTTTCATGAATTTTTTTATATTTCAGTATCTGATCCCGATAATGATTATGAAGAGATTATTTATAGTGACGATAAAATATCTGATCTAGAAAAATGTTCGAACTTTGCTGAAAAATATGATAATGGTGATGAAGTTAAACCATTTGAATTTGAAATAAAGTGACACATACTTTCAGACATCCAAGCTATTACGCTGAACTTAAAAAACAAGATAAGAAGTCTCAAGCGCCAAGCGAAGACAATAAAGAAATACAATCGGATAATGAACAAGCGAGAGGCTCAAGCGAAGATGACAAACCAGAATCAGCAAGCGCAAGCGCGTGATGTCCTTCAAATAATAAATGTTTATCTTTATGCTCTACAAGAATAAAAGTATTTTTAGGATGCTTGACGTGAAATGCTATTTGGTGTGGGGACAGGCGAACCTTATTACCCTTTGCAACTTTTAATTCTACTGTGAAAAAGTAGCTGTTATCATTATACCCCAATAAATCAGGAGTCCCAAGTAGACTGTAATTTTCAATTCGAATCCAACTAATAGTTTTAGAACTGTTTTTAACTCGCTTATAAAGTTTTGTTTCTGGTGCCACAGGTTCATTAATAATCCTTCTGAAGTTTATCTGGTAAGATAAGACTCGAAGGTTTCTCAGTTTTCAATACTAACCGATGCGCACTATGACCTGGCTGACCAATAATCGGAGTGGAATTTTCGTGTACTTCCATCCTTCTTATTGCATGAAGTTTGCCTCTTATCTCTACATAGATGACCGCGTTTTTTACTGCGTCGGATCCTTCTGTAAAGTTATTAAGATACAATTGCAAGTCTTGTACTCTCATGAATCTTCTATCTCAACTTACTTGAAATATCCTCTATCACTTTTCTATAGCCTTGCAACAAATTTTTATTTTTTATGTCTTCAGAAACATATTTCTTTAAATCAAAGATTTCTTTTCTTTGGACTTCAGTCAGTTTTTTGTAGCCATCTAGAGTTTCTTTCAGACTAGCGATTTCTTTTTCTAGTTTTTCTAAATCTTTCATTATTGACTTTATAGGATAATTGTCCTAAATTGTCAATGTTTTATAAACATTAAAACTCTTTGAAGGGGTGGCCATTCGTGGCTACCCTAAAAAAATTATGGGTGTACCAAAAAGACTTACAGAAATGCAAAGGAAGTTTGCTGAGATACTTGTCTTTGGTGACAAAGATGGTAACGCAGTAACAAAAACAGAGGCCGCAAAATTAGCGGGTTTTAGTCCTAACAGATCACGTCAAGAAGGATATGAACTAACCAATCCTAGAATTCATCCGCTAGTAGTCGACTACATTGGCAAACTAAGAGAAGAAAAATTACAGAAATATCTGGTAACATATGAAGATCACATAGCAGAATTAGCTCGTATCAAAGAATTAGCATTAAAGAAAAACTCTTTCTCATCAGCAGTAAATGCAGAAACAAACAGGGGTAAAGCCGCGGGATTATACATAGATAGAAAAATTATTAAGACAGGTAAGCTTGAAGATATGTCTGAACAAGAATTAGAATTGAAAATGAAACAAATACTAGAAGATTATGCACCATTATTAGATGCAAAAACTATTGAAGGCGAGTCTGATGTTATATCTTCTGAATCTTCTTCACCCATTGACGAGGAATCATCGTCCGATCTCCAAAAGTAATACCATCTTCATCTTTATCATAAGATGCAAATAACTTTATAGATTCTTTATCCTTAGAATACAACCAACCTTCATTAATAGGTTTGGCTAATTTCATATTATCGAACTCTTTATCAGTAGCCCAGCCCGAATCGCTCACACAATCGATCCACTCCACTCGGACTTTCGGAAAAGGTATATCGGGAGTTCCAGTTGAGGCAATGCTTTTTCTTCTTTTCTTGGGCATAGCCCTCTATATCACCCCTATAAGAGATATACCAGATAAATCACCTATTGATTTTTCCAAAAATGTCTCCTGGCAGGCACCACTGTACTAATTTTACTGTAACCTGACATAAATTTATGTCACTAAAACAGTTTCTGTCACTAATTTTGTCACGTATTATTGTTGTATACCAACACTTATAGCTCAAAATGACAAAAAGACAAAAATTTTTCATGTTTTTTTTTAATGCATCACATTTATCTGTGACATCTCTTATATGATGTCTGTGCCTTATTCTTGCCACATTACAGCTACAATATAGCCATGGTTCATGTTCCTTGTTCCATGCTTTGTATTCCACACCTCGTGATCAACTAATCTTTATTAGATATATCCTCTTCAAAAAGACCCTTTAAAGGCACCTGAGCCTGCTCCTTTTCGTCATTTATCAGTTCATGGTACATATCCAGTCGTTTTAAGAATTTATGCTTCCATTGCCTTAATTCATGATCCATGAACTTAAACTCTTGGAAATATAAGTCAGGTGTACATACCATTATGATACCTTGTCGAATCTTGGATCCATATACATAATCATGAGCCATGCAATAGGCTGCAATTTGTAGGTAATAATCCTCAATCCATTCTATTTTCTTAGGTCTATTAGACTGTTTAAAGTCTATTATCGTATCCATTCCATTATGACTACAGACGAGGTCAGTACTCCCAGCGTAAAGCCCAGGATAATACAACGTGACTTCCGATCCGTACCACTCTTCCACTGGCGCAAGGCCCACTTCAATAACTTTTTGGGCCATGGCTTTCGCCTCTTGTCCAAGCCCCGTAAGATCGTCGTAACCAATTCCTTCCACATAGCATTCGAGAAACTTGTGCATACTGGTACCCCGCTTACTAGATAGATTCTTGATCTCTTCTGCTCGTTTTTCTCCAACTTTGGCCTTCCACTTTGTTAAAAAATCTTGATTTTTGGTGGCCCCTAATATCGTAGTCACTGAAGGAAGTCTATATTTATCTACTTCATAGACACGTTTTCCTGTTTGTTCATCAGTGATTTGTTTACCAGAAATATATTGAAACTTTTCTTTAAAAGGAATCTTACGTCCTAGGTTGTGGTATTCTTGAATATCTTTATCATCCATCATAATTTCTTTTTAAGTTCTTTTACGTACTCTTCATTCTCTTTTTGTCTTCTCTTCTCTAAAATGTCAGCATGTTTACCCCAAGCCCATGAGTTTAATCTTCCAGACCATTTCATGATAAAATGTAGGGTTTCATATACAAATTTATCAAACATTCGTTT